TGCAAGAGCTAATCAAGAGGCTCGCATCAAAGAAGCCGAGCTGAACGCCAAAGTAACTACAACTACAAATGAATTGAGGAAGGCAAATAATGAAGCACAGACTAGAATTTACAAGCTTACTGCTGATGTACAGTCTGGTGCTTTGCGCTTGTCAATCCCCGTCTCCTCCAATAGTGTATGTACCGCCGACTCCACCAGAACTGCCAGCGGAGATTCAAATGCAAGAGCCGATCTTGACCCAAAGACTTCTCAAGATCTTATCAACATCACAGCAGACGGTGACAAGGCCATCCTCGCCCTCAACGCCTGTATCACCAGCTACAACCAAGTAAGAGAAACCCTCAAGGAGAAGATAGATGATTAAGTTAACACCGTTAATTGTTTTAGCTCTTGTGGGGTGCGCCTCCACGGACTATACAAAATACTCAGAAACCCAAGTAGCTATTGCTAGATACAAGGCTGAATCTGAAAAAGCTCGGTACGCTGTACTAACTGAGATTGTAAAGAAAGGGGATCCTACAGCCTCGGTTGCGGCGGTCATGTCCATGCAGATGGGGATGGGTACTCCTCAAGAACAACGTCTAGAGGCTCCTAGATCTTCTGGTGACGATATGCTCAAATGGGCTTCTTTGCTGGTTCCAACAGCAGTCCAAGGATTCGGTATCTATGCCAACGCCCGTGTAGCTACAACCCAGTCTAACAACGCTACGACTACTGCTCTCAGTACAAATAGCACGTTTGCAAGCATTGCCAATACGGGGTCTAACAACCAAGCAAGTATGGCATCCAACGCTAATACGGCTATTACAAGTGTAGCTGGTAGTGCAAACACAGCCCTGACAAGTATGGGCAATAGTGCAAACACAGCTCTAACAAGCATGGCGGCAAGCAACGCAAGTAACGTATCTAATGCTTTGACTAGCCAAGCCGCAGCATATAACAGTCTTATCACAACAGACTTGAATGTTTTAAACGCCGCAGTTAATAAACTCACGATTGCACCTGTAGTCATCACGAATGGAGTCATTCAAAAATGAAGTGGGATTTAAAAGCTCTTGTAACTTTGATTGCGTCTATCTCTTTAATGGGCGTAATTTTCTGCATGATCTGGATGTTTATGTTGGCAGTTTATGACCCAACAACCGAAGATAAATTGGTGTTTGACATCATTGGCCCTGCGTTTCAAACCATAGTTGGTGGCTTTATTGGCTTGATTACAGGCATTCATATTGGAGAAAAAAATGACACAACTAAGTGAACACTTTACGCTTGAAGAGCTTACACACACCGACCACCGGGAGTTTAGCAATGAACCTAACGAATCTGAAACAGCAAACCTTAAGCGTCTGGCTGGGTTTCTTGAACAAATTAAAGCATTACTGGGCGGTAAGCCGATCATGGTTAACTCAGCTTTTCGGTCAAAAGCCGTGAACGATGCGGTCGGAAGTAAGGATTCCAGCCAACATAGAGTGGGATGTGCGGCTGACCTAAGAGTGCCCGGCATGACCCCAGATGAAGTGGTCAAAGCTATTATTGGTAGTGGTTTACCCTTCGATCAAGTAATCCGTGAGTTTGACCGTTGGACGCATATCAGCGTGCCAAATACACCTGAAACAAACCCTAGACGGCAAGCACTTATCATTGATAAAATGGGTACAAGACTTTATACATAGGAGTATATTATGGCTGGAATTCAAGATTTATTACGTAGATATGCTTACGGTGGCCCTATTAAACATTACGATGGGTCTTCGGACAGTCTTGTTGAAAACCCACAATTTGGAGCTTCAACCACAGTTGCACCTACAATTCCAACATATTCTACTGATCCCACAATACAAACCGCATTAGCTGCTTTGTATGGAAAAAGTGGAGATGTTAATGCAAAAAATGCTGATGGAACCGAGCTAACCGCCGCACAAAAAGCGGCTGCCCAAGATGTTTACAATAGAAGAATGGATTTGTTGCAACAAAATTCAGTTTATCAAACCAATAAAAACGTACAAGGTTTGTACAATTTAAATCAAGGTAATGCAAATACTTTCCTCAAAGATGCTAGTGCGGTTACGAACACCGCAGGGAATACCATGACTGATTTTGAAAAAATATTAGCAGCTAGTCCAACTAATGCTAATGCACTGTTTCAATCTTTTAATGGCACAGGTTCCAATCCATTATTAGGGCAATACAACCTATTACCGGCTCCAACGGGAACACAAGGTGGTATTCTGCCTTGGCAAAATGGTGTTCCAACACCCGGAATGGCAGGAACCTCTGCGTATACACAACCTACTACAACTGGAGCAACAACTACAGGAGCACCTGCGCCCACAGGAACTACAGGAACTTCAGGAACGACTTCAGGAACGACTTCAGGAACGACTTCAGGAACTACAGGAACTACAGGAACTTCAGGAGCGATTTTTGGAACAACAGCAGGCACACTGTTTAACCCAAGTTTAATAAAGGGTATATCTTACACTGATAATGATGGGTATACTCATCACCCAGTTGCAGGTGGTGGAGAGTATATAGTCAACCGCTTGGGAATAATTGTATCTTATAAACCGCCAACACCTACACCCACACCTACACCCACAATTAACACTTATGGTTGGACTGATCAAGATGTGAAGAATGCTGCAAATCCCTATGGGCAACAGTTGCCAACAGGCTCATGGTTTGATCCCAAAGTAGTTCCTTTAACTGGTACACCTCAGGTACTTGATACGGGGGTTACATACATGCCAACTGCTAATGGTTTTTATGTAGTTGATTCTAAAACAGGTAAAATTATAAACTATGTTTCATCAGTCAAGCCCAACCTACTCTTAGCCAAAGGTGGTTCTGTACAAATGCCTCAAGAATACTCAAGAGGTAATTGGAAATTGATCTAATATGCCACTCAAAAAACTTGTTTTAAAACCGGGGGTTAACCGTGAAAACACTCGATATACAAACGAGGGTGGCTGGTATGAATCCGATAAAATACGTTTTCGTCAGGGTAATCCTGAAAAGATTGGCGGCTGGGTTAGGTTTTCCACATTCACATTCCTTGGCATATGTCGTTCTCTTTGGAACTGGATTACTCTTAGCAATCTTAATTTGCTTGGTGTTGGCACTAACTTAAAGTTCTACCTAGAAAACGGTGGTGGTTATAACGATGTTACCCCTATTCGTAGCCATGCCACATTAAGCAATCCATTTGTAACCGTTAATACTTCAACTACGGTAACTGTTAAACATACTGCCCACGCCGCTATCACGGGTGACTTTGTTACGTTTAGCAATGCAGCACCTGTTGGAGGATTAAGTTTAAACGGCGAATATCAAGTAACTTATGTAGACGCTAACTCCTACACTATTACATCTGCGACTGCTGCAACCTCATCCGTTCCGGGTGGTGGTGGAGGTACGACAGTTCAGGCTTTGTACCAGATCAATGTAGGTTTAGAGTACGAAATTCCATTGTCTGGCTGGGGCGCAGGTGGATGGGGTCTAGGTACATGGGGATATGGAAGCACATCTATTGCCAGTTTAAGGTTGTGGAGCCAATCTAACTTTGGGCAAAACTTGGTAGCCAGCTACAACGGTAGCCAGATATATTACTGGGATGCTCAGTATGGCGTAACTCCTTCCGCTTTTACAGTAACCATTGCAACTCCTGCGGTGGTGACATCTACAGTCAGCCTTACCAATAACTCGCCAGTCATACTGACCAATACAGGTTATCCATCTGCCTTGCCTACAGGACTAACTGCGGGCGTTACTTACTACGTTATTAACTCTACTGGGTTTACATTTAATTTAGCTTTGACGGCAGGTGGTGCAGCGATCAATACTTCAGGAACGCAGTCTGGAACCCATTACATACTACCCAACCTTATCCCGATTTCTTCGTTGTACGGTGCATCTGATACGCCTACTGTTCAAAACTTTGTATATGTCTCTGACGTTAGTCGCTTTACTTTTGCATTTGGCTGTAACGATTACGGTAGTTCTATACAAGATCCTATGCTTATTCGCTGGTCGGATCAGGAATCGGTAACTCAATGGACTCCAAGTGCTACAAACCAAGCTGGTAGCGTTAGGTTATCGCATGGCTCTTACTTGGTTACATCCATCCAAACCCGTCAAGAGATTGTGGTACTGAGTGATTCAGCCGTGTATTCATTGCAGTATGTTGGACTGCCAGCGGTGTGGAGTTCTCAATTGCTTGGAGATAACATCTCTATCATTGGACAGAACGCCATTGCCCAAGCATCAGGTATTGTGTTCTGGATGGGGATTGATAAGTTCTATTTCTACGATGGTCGAGTACAAACTTTAAACTGTGATCTGCGTAGATATGTTTATCAAGATATTAACTTAAACCAGAATCAACAATGCTTTGCCAGCACCAACGAAGGATTTAATGAGGTATGGTTCTTCTATTGCTCTTCTACTAGTACGGTCATTGATAAGTATGTCGTGTACAACTACGCAGAGAAAAACGCAACTGGTGGCATAGGTGTATGGTATTACGGCACGATGGGTAGGACTGCATGGCTAGACTCAGGACTTAGAAATTATCCTATTGCGGCTACATACAGTAAGAACTTGGTCAACCATGAGTATGGTAACGATGACGGAGAGACAGGTACTTTAGCTCCAATTACTGCTTATGTATCTTCTTGTGAGTTTGACATTGATGATGGGGATAAGTTTGGGTTTATCTGGAGGATGCTACCTGACTTGACATTCTCAGGGTCTGATGCCTCACCAACACCGCAAGCTGTATTTACTTTTTACCCCATGCAGAACTCAGGTTCAGGAACGGGAGTTCCAGTAGCTGGCACGGTCAATCTATTGACTGGAGCGCAGTATGTGGTCACAGAAGGATTCACAGGACAGATCAATACCAGAGTACGTGGTCGCCAGTTAATTCTTAAAGTGGGTTCTACAAACCTCGGTACGACATGGCAATTAGGTTCGCCTCGTATCGATATTCGCCCTGATGGACGCAGATGAGTTATGTCATTACTTCTGAAAACGAGCTATTCAAATCAGTAGCTCCTAACTTGCCATTGGCTGGGGAAGAATACACTCGGCTATACCAAGAACAGTTAAACAATGTGTTGCGTTTGTACTTTAACCGTATAGATAAACTGATGGGGCAGTTGAATGCTACTGCCCCTTTAAACACAATAACTTTTACCGTTTACACGGTGGCTACATTACCAAGCGCAGTAACTTCTGGTGCTGGTGCTGTAGCGTTTGTATCTGATGCGTTGGCTCCTGTTTTTGGAAATACTGTTGTTTCTGGTGGAGCGGTAAAAGTGCCAGTGTATTCTGACGGAACTAATTGGAAGGTTGGGTAATGGCAGAAGAATACTCAGCACAACAGATAGCAGACTACATCCAAAGCATACAAGCTCAGGGTGGAGGTGATGCTGAGATAGCTGCTGCTATGGATCAGTTTGGAGTAACGGCTGATCAAGTAGCGAGAGCATTAGGGGTAGAAAAAGGTGTTGTTAAAGACTTATATAATGCGACTAAAACAGGAATAGCGTCCTTACCTACGCCAACGCCAACGCCAACGCCAACGCCTACACCAACGCCTACAACTACACCAACGCCTACAACTACACCAACGCCCACACCAACTTCTCTTACCGCAAGTCAAGTATTAACTGGCGTGCAAAATGGTACGCTAACAACACAAGATTTAATTAATATGGGATATCAAATCCCAGATAATTATGTTGCACCTACGCCTACGCCAGTTTCAAATACGCCACCAGCAGGTACTACGTTTTCTGATGGATCATATATAGGCGATAACGGACATTTAATAGTTCCATATGGTGATAGTGGTGGGGATAATGGATACATTGATTCGGGGCCATATGTTGCTCCTACACCTACTGGAATAGCGTCTTTACCAACACCTACACCTACACCAACGCCTACACCTACGCCTACTGGAATAGCGTTTTTACCTACAATTACGGCGACACCAACACCAACGCCTACACCAACGCCTACCGTTACACTTGACCCACAACTTTTAAAAGACAATTCAAATTTAGCAATTGACTACGGCATAGTTCAAAGAGGGGGAAAGGTTGAGCTATATGGTTATGACAATGAAACCAATGATCCTATTTATACATTAGGCGGTAAAA